CGACGGTGAGGATGCCGTACCCCGTGGCCGGGCCTTTGCGCGCGTTGACGCTGCCGCCCGTGATCAGGACCATGGGCGCGCTTTCCTCCGGCGGCTCTTCTTCCGCTTCGTCTCCGGCCTCGCCCTCCATCTCCGAGAGCGCGGCCATCAGCGCGGCGTGCGTCAGCTCGCCATATTCGCCGTCGGGCAGGAGCGCGTGGTCGCGCTGGAAGGCCTGTACCGCCCGCTGCGTCTCCGCGCCGAATTCCCCGTCCGCCCCGCATTCCGGCAGGGCATAGCCCAGAGATAGAAGCTGTGTTTGCAATTCCCGCACGTCCGCGCCCGCGCAGCCCCGCTTGAGCAACCGCTCGCCCAGCGCGCCGCCTGCGTCGCTGTCTGTCCTCTCTCCCTCCGCCACCCAGCGGATGGCCATGAAATACCGCCTGCGGCTGTCCGCACGGCTCTGGCAGTATTCGCGCATGTCCTTGATTTTCGGGCCCGTGCCGCTGCCGTGCCCGCAGATCTGCCCATTGCCGATGTACATTTCCACGTGGCCCACGTCCAGCGCGTGCCCCGTGTTGCCCTTGAAATACAGGCAGTCCCCGGGCAGCAGCTGGCTTTCATCGGGATAGTAGCCCTCCGTCTCATGGACGATCTTGCCCTTTGCCCGGTTCTTGATTTGCGCGTTGGTGTTGCTGCCGATATCCACGCCCGCCGCGGCCAGAATCGCCGCCCGTGCGGCGCTGGAACAATCCGAATAGCCCGCCTGGCTCGTATTGCCCACCTCGTTGTCCGGGTAGCCCCAGAAATACTTTCGTTTGCTGCCCTGCGTGTAGCCGTTGAGCCCCGCGCGGCTTTGCATCAGCCGCGCGGCCTGCTCGCCCATCGTTTGCCAAAGTTCCATAGGATTCCCTCCTTACACTGCTTCCCACGCCTGCGCGTATTCGGCGGGGGAAAAGTTCGTGTCCTGTAGGCATTTGTACATTTGCCCGTCCGTCCAGATCATGTATTCTCCCATTTTGTATCGATCTTCGGAACCAAGTGGTTGCACCCACGGCCGCGCCGTTTCGGGCGTGGT